AGAGGCGAGGAGCCAGTGACCGAACCGCATCGCCTTCGTGACGGCGTCGCCGGAGCTGTCGTCCTTGAAGTTCTTGAGCTTCGACCAGATCTTCGGGCGGTGAATGGCCGGGGCCATCTTCGTCGCCGGGGCGACGGCCTTCCGCCGGTTCAGGGTGATCGACTTCGGGGTCGCCTTGTCTTCCATGTCCTCGTCCTCGTCTGCCTTGTCGGCGGTTTCTTCGTTGTCTTCGACGGCCTTTTCTTCTTCGTCCTCAGCCATCTTCGGCATCAGAACGACTTCGACGTCCTCAGCGGAGAGAGGCTCGCCCTTTTCGTCCACGACGGCGACCTTCTCCATATAGAGGGCCTTCGCCTGGACGAATCCAGTCTCGCCGACCTGGTCGGCGATGTTCTGGAGGTCCTTCTGGACCTCCTCGATGTTCACGAATCGCATGATTTGTCCTCGGTTGAGTGTTCGGTGTGACGTTCTAGCTTCTGGCCCCACGATCCACCGCTCCAGCCCTTTCGGCTCCGCGTCCGGACCTCATCGAGGCGTACGGTCAGAGGGTCGAAAGACGGCCCCGTCGAGGGACCTGGATCTGGACGGTCCGAGGTGGCGGAGCGAAGTCGAGCCATCGTTCCGCGTCCTCGAGTGAGACGACGCCCTTCCGGACCGCGGAGACCAGAGCGGTCGCATTCGCCGGGAGCGGAGCGACCGAGACCTCGAGGAGCTTCCACTTCGAGTAGACCTGTCGGACGGTGTCGCCGTAGTCCTCCTGATCCTTCGCCGAAGCCTTCCGGACCCCGCCCGGGAGCGGGACGAAGCCGACGCTGATCCCCTTCACGATGCCCTGATCGACGAGGCTCTCGACGAACTCCGGGAAGTATGAGCCGTTGAAGCCTTCCGGCCGCTGGGCGAACTCGATCGAGGCGTCGATCTTCCCCTTCGCCCGCCGGATGTCGGTGATCTTCCCGATCGGCTGGGCATAGTCGTGATTATAAAACACGACCGGGTTCTTCTCATACTCGCCCGCGTCCATGCCCTGAGAGATCAGGACCTCGCCGTCGCGGTCGATCGTTTCGGTCGTGATGGTGGCGTCCACCTTGACGCCTTCCCCCTTCGAGACCATCGCCTCGAGCGTCTTCTTCAGCATTAGAGATCCTCCAGAACCGGCATGAAGTCGCACCGGCAGTTCGGGTGTACGATTCCCTGAGAGTCGAACGTCGGCGTGTACGTCCCGCCGTCCGTTCCTCGGATGGTCATCCCACCCCGGACCATCGGGGAGTCCACCCCGAGGGCCTTCCCGCCAGCCCCGAACGACTTCTCGACGGCCGAGCAGAACTCGCAGGCTCCCGGAGCCTTCAGGAACTGTTTCTCCTTCACGACTCCGGCTTCCTTCCAGGTGTCGATCTGGCCTTCGTGGTAGGCGTTCGCCGACTCGGTTCGGGCGATCGTCTCGGCCCGGTCGGCACTGAAGCCGTATCCGGTCCGAAGCCGTTCGATTTCCTTCTCGATCGAGAAGTCGCCCTCGATGCTCCCGATCGTTCGGTCCACGGTCGCGTCGATCACGCTCTCGACGATCAGGCCCGCCCGTTCGGCGATCGCCTTCTCGAGAGCCTCGGAGAGCTGAGGCGTCGAGATCTGAGTCCGTCCAGCTTGGCCGAGGATCTCGTTCACTCGAGCCGCTCCGACCGATCCGCCGCTGGCGGCAGCGGACTTGATCGCGGCGACGAGGTCGTCGAGCATCTTCCCTTTCGTCCCGACGAGGTCGGCGAGGATCGCCTGCATCGCGGCGTCGCCGCCTGCTGCCTTCTGGGGCGTCGGCTTGATCTCGCCGGACTCGAGGGCTCGGATCATGCGGCCCCGGACCTTCTCGAGTCCACCCTGAACGATCGCGGCGATCGCCATCGCGGGCGTCCGCTTCTCATCGCTTCGGATGTCGTCGTCGGCGTCGGGCTCGTCGGTCGCGGCCTTCGGCATCAGTCGGTCGAAGTCTGCCGCCAGGCCCTCGATCTCGAGTCGTTGGAACTTCGTAGCCTCCGGCCACTCGTAGACCTTCGCCGCGTGGTTCTTGCACTTGCATCCGGGCATTGACCAGTCGAGCCACTTCGCTTTCTTGTCTTCCTTCTTCGGGTGACCAGACGGGAGGAGGTCGTTGTCGCCGACGTACTTCGCGTCCTTCGGTCGCCCGTTGCGGACGAGGTAGAGGAAGGCGTTTACCCTGGCGAGGCTCCACTGCTGGCGGGTCATGCCGGGCCGGTGGGATGTCGAGAAGGCTCCGGCCCCTCGCCGGTAGACCGCCTTCAGCATCCCGAGATCGACCTTCTTCCCCTTCTTGTCGCCGTGTTCTTCGTTATGTTCCTCGACCTTGTTCTTCAGGGCCTTCTCGGTCGCTTCGCTGATCTCGATCCCGCCGCGAGATCCAGACGCCGACCCTTCCGGGTTCTCGTCGGACCCTTCTCGCTGCTCGCTCGGCTTCGCGGGCGTCGATGAGACCCGGTCGCCCTCGGCCTTCTCTCGAGCCCTCTCGAGTTCCTCGAGCTTCCGGTCGGCCCACGCGGCCCCGGCCTCGTCCGGGTTCGCGGGATCGCCGCCCCAGAGCAGCCAGGCGACCACGCCCGCGGACGGGTACTCGTCGTGGCTCGGCTTCGCGGCCGGGGCGTCGAGGTCCACGCGGTGACGGCTGAAGAAGTTCGCCATCCGCCCGACGGTCTCCGGGCTGAGGTTCGATCGGTTCGAGATGTCCCTCGCCCGAGCGACGCCGACCTCGGTGCCGCCTCGTCCGTGTTCCTCTCGGAGACGAAGACCACGCTCGGCCAGCTCGGCCATCCCGGCGGTCGGCTTCAGGTCCACGTCGTCGAGGGCCTTCTCGTCCCCGTGTTCGAGGCCCGTCGCGTCGGTGTAGTCCTGCATGGCCTCGCAGGGCATGTAGAGGGTCCGCCCGTCCACCTCGTGGACGTGATGGCCCGAGCATCCCAGAACCGCCGCGACCGCCTCAGCTTCCTCCGGCGTCTCGTAGAGGTCGCCGGGCTGGCGGGTCATCGTCAGGACCTTTTTTTTCGGCCCTGCCTTCTCCTCGGCCTCGACCATCTTCTCGGCGACCGCTCGAGTGAACCCGGCGGCCTGGAGCAGCTTGACGACGGCGTAGCCGGTCAGGCGTCGTTCTCGAACCGACTCGAGCAGGGAGGACGCGAAGCCGAGATCCGGACCGGCGGCGTCGTTCAGCTCCTTCGGTTCTGGTTCGTCCATCGAGAGGAGTCCTGGTCCCGCCGGAGCAGCTCCGCCGAGAGGCTGGCCGCCAACGAGGAGCTGCTCGGCGAACTCGTTCTCGACGGGCTCTCGGCCCTCCTCGAGCCTCGCCTCGTTCGGTGTCCGCCAGCCGCCCGCGACGGCGGTCTGCCTTTCCTGTAGCTCGAAGGCCCGGTCGGTCGGGACCGGATTATCGTACGCGAGACAGTGGGTCTCCTCGAGCCCGAAGAGCGGGAGGAGGCTCTGGTTCAGTTCCTGCTCGTCCATTCGGCAGAGCGGGAGGATCGTCCCCTCTCGCCACTGAGCGAAGCCGGTCTGAGCCGATGCGAGGTTCGGGTCGTTCGCCTTCAGCATTGAGACCGGGACGCCGAACACGGCGGCGATCTCCTCGACGATCTCCTCGCGACCCGCCAGGTCCTTCGGAGGGAAGTTCAACGGCGTGAACTGGACATCGCCGGTCACGGTGATGAACGAGCCATCCTTCCGCGAGCCCTTCAGGCGGTTCTCGACCTGCTGCTGGAATCGGTCGAGCTGGTCGCCGCTGGGCGTCCCCTTCACTACGACGGCGTAGTCGGGGCGGGCCGAGTTCGCGAAGGTCGAGATGTCCATCTCGTGGACCGCGTCGTTCGCGACGATCGAGCCGTAGGCGGCCTCTACCTTCCCGAGTCCGTAAAACAAGTTCCCCGGATTCGGTCGCCGAAAGTGGATCACCTCGTCCGTCTGGAAGACCTGCTTCATCTGGGCGTTCTGACCGTAGAGGTACCCCTTGATGAAGTTGTCTTCGCAGGGAATGACCTCGACGTAGTGAGACGCGAGCGGCCAGAGTTCAGAGGGGAGGCCGGTAGCCTCATCGACGACCGGGTGGAGGTAGGCGTTCCCGGTCAGCTCCCCGTAGAGGATCCGGAGGACCGCGAGGTCGAAGCCATTCAGGAACGGGTTCGCCTCACCCAGTAGATCGAGGACCGGGTGAGGGCCGACGACCTCCTCGAAGTCGTCGCCGTACATGGCGGCCTTCCTCATCACGACCGAGGAGGGTCTCTGGTCGCCTTGACCGTCGCCCATCATGTACGCCTTCCGGCGTCGCTCGATCGCTCGAGTCGGGGCCAGGCTCTCGTCCCTTTTTGCGTAGAGGCGAAGCGGAAGGGCGGCCACGGCGTTCGCGTTGATCGTCGCGGCGGCGTAGACCCACGAGCGGTAGGCCCGGACCCCCCGGTCGGGGCTGAAGGGAGCGCGGATCGCTCCCTGCTGGCCGCCCGCGACGACGTTCACGCTCGAGGCGAGGTACTTGTCCGGGCTGGTCTGTCGCTTCTGAAGCAGACCGAAGAGGTCTCGAATCGGCATAGGCTAGAGAACCCTGAAGTCGAACCCGGAGCGGGCCGTGGTGTCGAGGCATCGGAGAGCCAGGGCGAGGGCGCAGACTCCGTCATCGTGCATTCCGGTCGGAGCCTCGTAGCGGACCCCGGTCCGTGTGTACTGATACTCGAAAGTTTCGCATTCTGTCCGAAGCCAGCCGTCAGGAATCGCGACTCGTCGTGTCTGGAAGGCGGAGGCGAGGCCCTCCATGATCTGCTGCTTCGACGTGCTGCTGAACTTGAACCCCTCCAGCCGGGGCCGAGTCTTCTGGAGGCCCTCGACGATCGGATCGCCCACGCCGGTCGAGTCCACGAGGCAGGCGACCTCGCCGACGAGGCCGTCGATCCGGCTCGAGGTCTCCGACCACGGCCC